GAATCGCCTTGAGGTCTTGTGCCAGTTCCAAGGAGTACTCTGCCTTCAGAGCTCTTGACTTAGCGGTAACGGTGACTTTCTCAATCGAGAATGCCATCTCGTTGAATGCGTTTGCACCCGTGCCGTCGAGGTTCTCAGCGTCGTCGGTACGCATACCCTGACCAACAGTGTAACCTGCGGAGGATGCGGAACCAACTGGGTTCAGGACGGAAGGATTGGTGCCTGCCTGGGAAGTAGTACCCATACCAGCAAGTCTGTTAGACATGCCGTTGGTCAGGTCGAATCCTGCATCCTGACCGGAGAATGCGGAATCTACTTCGTCGAAGAAGGTCTCGCTTCTGCTGCCTTCCTTGAGGCGCTGCGAGCGCATCGCGAAGATCAGGCCAGTAGGACCAGACATTGGTTGAACGCCAGCCAGATCATAAGCGATCAGGTTAGGCATGGAGCGTCTGATCAAGGAGATCAGAACGGGGTCGAAACCTGCGGTAGGACCTGCTTCAGCAGAACCACCTTGGAAACCGTCAGAACCAACAGCGTTGGTAGGGGCTTCGTTCAGGAGACCTGAGGATCCAAAAGCATTTTGCTCATGGAGGAATTTTTCTTGGTTTTCGAGCAGGACAGCGGTAACAGCTCTACGATGGGAATCTTTGATTCCACCCTCATGATCGAGGAGAGGTGCCCACTTTTCCTGCAGATGCTCAGAATGGAACATTTGCTTTTCCTTTAAAAGTGTGGATGTTTACAGTTTGAATTAATATTAAATTCAGGACTTGCTAAAAGACCCGAGAGTCTTCATGTATGCAGCCATTGAACCTGAGTAGGACTCATGTCCAGACTCTACACCTTCTGAGAGAGTCTCAGTCTTGTTAGCAGTTGAAGTTGCTTTAGTGGAGGAGAAATATGACTCCTTCAGCGTCTCCAACTTTTCACGATACGTTGCTTCACTTTCAAACTCAACACCCTCTGCAAGTGAGGCGAGTTTCTCTTTCTGGGTAGCCGCAAGGCCTTCAGAAACGGAGTCGAGGATTCCATCAGCAACCGACTCTGCGAGTCGCTTGTTAAGTCCGATGTTCTTCTCAATCTGCTCGTTGAGTTTTGTCTCCATATCATCAAGTTTTTCTACCATGCTCTCAAGCACATCATATTTGTCTTCAGGGATTGTTACATAATGTTCTTCAAAAAGTGACTTCATTCCGCCAAGGAATGATTCGGTCATTTCAGTCTTCAGACCGGATTCAACTGCGAGTGCGTTCTCTTCAAACCACTCGTCAGCAACATACTCCAGGTAAGAATCAACACGCTCTGCGAGTTGCTCCTTAACAGCAGCGAACTCCTCAGCAATCTTTTCTTTCTCTTCAGAAAGTTGAGTGTTGAGTTGCTCTTCCATCTCAACTCTGATCGATGCAACTTTAGCATTGATCGCGGTCTCGAAGATGGTACGTGCTTTTTCTTGGAATTCTTCGGAAAGTTCTTCGCCTTGGAGGAGAGCGTTTACGTCCTCTTCCATGTTGTATTCGACAACTTCAGCGACTTCTTCTTCAGCAACCACTTCTTCTTCAGTAGTCTCTTCTTCAGCGACTACTTCCTCTTCGGTGGTCTCTTCTTCTGCAACTACTTCTTCGTCAGAAAGATCTTCTTCTTCCTTGACGCCTTTCATTGCATCAGCAGGCTTAGCACCCTTATTGACGACATCCTTAACTTGCTTAAGTGTGCCACCAGGTGTCTTCAGCTTAGCTGAATCGTCGTCTGCTTTATAGTTTTCTGGGGTAGGACCGCCGAGATCTTCAACTGCGCCGAGTTGAGAACCGTCTCCTTGAAGCGTTGGCATAGGATCTGCAGCTTTTGCACCAGCATTAACGGCAGTCTTGGATTGCTTCGTGCCTACTTCCATTTCTTGTAAATCGTTGCCACTAGACATTTGAACTCTCCGGATTTTTCCTTAGTTAAATCTATATTTATTTATAAATTAGAATATTTAATGATACGAAAGTATCAAAGGTTATTCAGGAAGTCATTGAAGAGGTTTAATTTATGCTCTTCAAGAACTTTTTGATCGACCAGGGTATTAATTCTACGCTTAGTTTGCTCAGCATACTTTTCACGCAAAATACCACCTTCCCATACCCATTCTTTTCCTTCCATAATACCTTCAACAAAAGCATCAGGTGCGGAAGGATCAGCAACGATATCAGCAGCTGTTGCTAACATGAAGTCGTCACCGACGATATTGGTCCCCTCTTTGGTAGTTCTGAGAGAACCAATACCACGGGAAGAAACGCCGAGTTTTACTCCTTCTTCAATCAAAGAAGATGCGATTTTTCCCATTGGTGTATTTAGGATCTTTGCCTTACCGACAAAATTAGAACCGCTCTCTTTCAAAGATACGATTTTGTGAGATACGCGGTCGAGATTGACGGTAGGGCCATCTGGGTGACCAAGTTCGCCAAGTGCTCTACCAGCTTGAACGTGATTTTCGTTATAACGACCAACTTCTCTACGGAGAGTTTCCATAGGATACATACGACCATTACGGTTTTTGATCTCTCCCTGAAGGAAAACACCTTCAATATAAAGAGACTTCTTACCGCTCTTGGTGGTTTCAACCAAGAATTTTACTGATTCGATTTCTTCTCTGATAAGTTTCATGTTAAAAACTTTGTCCTTTATTTGTTATTTATAAATTGTGTATTTATCCTACTGCAACTGATTGTCCGAATTGATCACCAGCAGCAGCATCAGAAGAAGTGATCTTGACTTCATTAGTTCCATCTAAATCATAAACATAAACCGAACCAGAACTAGCACCATCGTCATCATCAAATTGGGTACCAACAACAATCTTATTATTTCCTATGGCAATTTTAAGTCCAAACTGATCAGAAGCAGCAGCATCAGAAGCAGTTATTTTAACTTCACCAGTTCCATCTAGATTATAAACATAAGCTGCACCAGCAGCACTTCCACCATCATCATCAGAAGGAGATCCAACAACAATTTTATTAGTTCCTATACCAACGGATTTTCCAAAGAAATCACTATTTCCTGCATCAGAGGCCATAATCATAACTTCATTAGTTCCATCTAAATCATAAACATAAACTACACCAGAACTAGTGCTACCAATGGAAGCTCGTGGAGCACCTATAACTACTTTATTAGCTCCCACAGCAACTGCACGTCCAAACTCATCACCAGCATCACTATTAGAACCAGTTATTTTAACCTCATTAGTTCCATCTAAATTATAAACATATGCTGATCCAGAAGTAGTTCCATCATCATCATCTCGATATGCTCCAACAACAATTCTATTAGATCCTACGGCAACTACATCTCCAAACTGATCACCAGAAGCAGCATCAGAAGCATTGATCTTGACTTGATTGGTTCCATCTAAATCATAAACATAAACCGAACCACTATTAGATGCATTGTCATCATCAGTATGAGCACCAACAACAATCTTATCGTTTCCTATAGCAACTGAGTGTCCAAACTGATCAGAAGAAGCACCATCGGAAGCAGTGATAATACCGACTTCAGTTCCAGATAGATTATAAAGATAAACTTTACCAGAACTACTACCACTTGGATCTGCAAATGGAGATCCAACGGCAATTTTATTAGTACCTAAACCAACGGATTGACCAAACTTGTCTCCAGCACTACGATCAGAAGCAGTAATCTTGACTTGATTGGTTCCATCTAAATCATAAACATAAACCGAACCAGTACTGGTTCCACCATCATCATCAAAATATGCACCAACAACAATTTTATTGGCTGCTACAGATGAATTTCCACCTCCACCTCCACCACCTTCACCTTCTCCACCTTCTTCTTCCTCTTGTGCAGCTACTGCTACGCCAAATTTTTGACTCCAAGAATAAAATCCTAATCCTAAAAATGGATACCGTGACATAAATCAAGCACCCTCATATACAATCTTTGAAGTTCCTGTAAGTGCTTTTGCATAAACACATGAGGCACCGGCATCATGTGACAAATCAGTAACAGTCTTTTTCATCTCCCCTTCAAATCTGTTATAAATTAGTCCATCAGTTGTTGATGTTATTCCAGTACTAGTTGTTGCAATACCAACCACTAAAGGAGTGCTACTCTGACACTGAAAGGTTATGGTAGTTACATTATTTCCAATAAGAAAATATGTGCTTGGTGTTAAATTTGTTGATGCTAATGCCATTATCCTTTAGATCATTTTAGTAGTTATTTATTTATTCCTCGCCTTCCGAAGAATCTTCGTC